ATCGTCACCGGACAGGCGCGCGGCGCGGGCCGACAGGACGCTGCGTTCGGGCGCGGCGAAACTGCCGTCGCGCAGTTTCAGGGCGGCGGCCAACATGGCCATCATCACGGCAACCCGGTCATGCATGGCCTGCCGTCCCGAAGCGGGGCAATTGTCCGGGGCGGGTGCCGCGCCGTCGCCGCGATGCACCCGCCCCGCCCGGCCCGCCGAAATGCCTCTTTCGCGCGGGCCGATCCGACGCGGCCGGGGCCGCCGACCCGGCCGCCCGGCGGGGCTGGAGGCCCCGGCCGGCCCCTGTTCCGTGAGTGCGGACCGGGTGTTTCAAAAGAAAATGGGCCGGGGCGGGGAATAGCGCCCCGGCCAGTGCGCCCGCACGGACCGGCGCTCGGGACGCCGGGAGGCTGCGATGTGCGGGAGGGAGGAATGTCATGCCGCCACGCCCTGCGCGCCGGCGCGCGCCGCCAGGATCGCCTCGATCTCGGCCCGGTCGGCCCCAAGGATCAGATGGCGCGGGGTCAGGCCAAGGGCGTGGCGGTCGGAATGCGCGAGGAGTTTGCGGTTCGCGCGCGGTGGCATGTCGCCGGCGTCGCGCCTGCCGGACGCCGCCGTCCACGCATAGGCGGACTTCGCGGCATAGCCACAAATCTCTGCCAAATGCTCAGGCCGCCCTACCAGCGCCATCGCCACTTCATACGGTGTGAGGT